AAAAAGAAAAAGTAATCATGAAATATTTTACCCACAGTGAGTTTGATTCTCCTGATGAACCTGGTTCAGGGAAAAATATGAGACATGAGTTTTTAGAGATGTTAGACTTTGCCAGAGAAGAAGCGGGCATACCTTTCAAGATAACATCAGGATTCAGAACACAAGCATACAATAAAGATTTACAAAAAAGAGGATATCAAGCAAGTCCCAATAGTTCACACTTAAAAGGATGTGCTGCTGATATTGCGTGTGGCAATTCAGAAAAGAGATCTATAATGGTTAGAGCTTTAGTTAATGTCGGGTTCACTCGTTTGGGTATTTCAAAGACCTTCATACATGTGGACAACGATCAGGCTAAATCTGACGCAATTTGGTTATACGCATAATGGCAAAAAAAGGAAGAACAGGAAAAAAAGTGTGCTGGGAGTACGGTAAAGGAAAATACTGTGGTACTTTAATACCAAGTAAAGAAACTAAAACTCATAGATACGCAAGAACAGAAAACGGAAAGATTAAGTCTTTACCTAAAAATAAAAAGTAATGGCTGAAAAAAGCAGAATGAAATGTAACCGAGTTACATCTTCTGACCGTCCAGGTAAGAAGAAGATGGTTAAGGCTTGTGAGGGTGGTAAAGAGAAGCTGATTCACTTTGGGGCTAAAGGTTATGGTCATAACTATTCTTCTGCTGCAAGAAAGTCTTTTAAAGCAAGACATAAATGTGGCACAGCGAAATCAAAACTAACAGCAAGATACTGGTCGTGTAAAAAACTCTGGGCAGGTAAAGGTGGTTCAACTAAATCGAGTCCTAAAAATAGAAGAGGAAAATACTAATGAAAGAAATTTTAGAATTAATAGAAGGATACGGATTACCATTAATATTATTATTGGGAGCTTTATATGCTCTTTATCGTTTCCTCGTTTTTTCGTTGTATGAGGTGAAGAATCAATTTTCACGTCATCATGAAAGGGCGGCTGATAATATGACCGAAATAAAAAAGAAAATAGATATTATATTAGAATACATAAGAAAAAAATCATGAGTATTTGGACTAAGATATTTGGAAAGGGAGCGTTAGATGTAGCTGGTAAGGTTGCAGGAATTGCTGATAGGTTTATTCAAACAAAAGAAGAGAAGGCAGCTTTTGAAATGGAGATGCAAAAAATCTTTATAGAAGCAGAGGCAGAGATTCAAAAAAATGTAACAGAAAGATGGAGAAGCGATATGACCAGCGATTCCTGGTTAAGTAAAAATGTTAGGCCTATGGTATTAATATTTTTAGTTGTATGCACTGTCTTAATGATATTTATAGATGCGGGTTCTATTAAGTTTCAAGTAGAGGAAAAATGGACAGACCTTTTACAATTAGTTTTAATAACAGTGATTGGGGCGTACTTTGGAGGAAGGTCATTTGAGAAAATAAAAAAGTAAAACACATTCCGTAACTTTTATTATCTTTGCATTAATAATTAACTTTAATATAAATCAAATGAAAAAGATTAAAAAAGAAGAGTTAGAAAATCTTCAAGCATTAAACACAGAATTTAATAAAGTAAAAACACAATTAGGTGATTTAACTTTACAAAAACATGGATTATGTTTAAAGGTAGAACAACTTAAAAAACAGTTTCAAGAAGCTGAACAAGGTCTAATGAAAACTTATGGCGAGAATGCTGTAGTTAATTTAGAAACAGGAGAAGTGAAAGAAAAAGAAAAAGATGGCGAAAATAAATAATACTACAGTTTATCCAAAGGTAACCCCTGCTCAAGATGATTTACTTATTTTAACTGATAAAAACGATTCAGATAAAACAAAAACATCTTCGGTTGCGGATTTTCAAGACTTCTTTGGAACAAGCACTGTAGTAGTAACGGTTACTGCTGATCAAATTAGATTTTTAAATACTGTTCCTGTAGATATAGTGGATGCAGGTCCTGGTAAGTTTGTTCAAGTAATAGCCGCAAGTCTTCAATATTTATATGCTACTGCACCTTTTACTTTTACAGGTAGCGTTAATTTAGCACACGCTGCGGCTGCTGCAACAATAGAAAACACCTTTGATGGTTCCATAATTTCAGGAATAAATAATGTTACTCAAGGGCCAAAGCCTGGTCCATTTTTATATCCTTCTCCTTTAGGTGGAGATAAATTAATTTTATGGGCTAACGCTGCTAACCCAACAGGGGCATTAGCAGAAGGTGTGCTTAAAGTGAGTGTACAATATAGAATATATAGTTTTTAAGATATGGCAAAAATTGAAAATACAGTTGTCTACCCTACGGTCACACCAGCAATGGATGATTTACTTATTGCTACTGATGTTAGTAGTGACAATAAAACAGTTACATTTTTAGTAAGTGACTTAATAGGCGGGACGGGTGTGCTTCAAGGATTGCAGTCAGTTTTAGATACGGGTAATACCGCTACGCAAAACATGACTCTTGTTGGTACAATGACTATTCTGGGAACTATAATTCCCAACAGCATAACAGCGGCTGGAAGTGTTGGTGTGGCAGGTCAAATCTTATCTTCTACAGGAACGGGTATTCAATGGATTAATTCTCCTACGTTATCTTGCTGTGCTTTAGATCCCGTATTAAATGTGGGAAATACTGCTACGATTGATATAGTTACTTCTGCGAGTATTCAAATGAACGGAGCAGGTCAGAGTTTAGCGTTATCTAATAATACTGATATGACATTAGCAGCTAACTGTTCTATTAATACAGCTGATGATATTATATTAGGCACTTCATCTGTATTAAATTTTAACACTACTTCTGTTTTAAATGACTATGCTGGTAATACAGGAACAGCGGGACAGATACTAACTATTAATGCAGCGGGTACGGGAGTTGAATGGTTAGCGGGAGTTCCTGTTCAATCCATGCCTACCTTACAAGAAGTTCTAACTGCGGGTAATACTGCGGTAGGAGTTGGTATAAATTTAACAGCGACATCTCCTTTAGTGTTAGATGCTACATCTAATATTACTTCGGCAGGAACAAACACTTATGGGGGAATAAATACTTTTAATGGAACTGTAGAGCTTAATGCGTGTGTAGAAGATTCAAACGGAGTATGTGGAACTGTAGGGCAAGTTTTAACATCTACAGGTAGTGCAACCTTATGGACAAATGGTGGGGGTGTAGGATTACAAAATTTATCACAAGTATTAGCTGTTGGTAATACTGCTACAAACGACATTATATTAAATGGTACTATACAACCAACAACAATAACGGATTCTACATCTTCAGTAGGATTAGCGGGACAAATATTAACATCTAACGGTACAGGCTTAACATGGGTTAATGCTGCTTGTTGTAATTTACAAGACACATTGGCAGCTGGAAACACTGCGAATTTAGGGATTGTATTAACAGGAGCTGCGCAATATGTTGGGCCAACACTTAATACCGTTCAAATATTAGATAGTGCAGGATTACCTGGTACTGCAGGACAAGTTTTAAGTTCTACAGGAACTGCTTTACAATGGGTTCCTGCAGGTGGTGGTGGGGCTGGAGTAACCTCTGTTACTACAACAGATGGTACTTTTATAGACTTAACGCCTAACGCTCCTGCAGCGGGTGCGGTTACTGTAACTGCAGATTTATCAGCAACAGGCACACCAAGTGCTACAACATTTTTAAGAGGAGACAATACATGGGCTGTACCAGCAGGTGGTGGTTCAGATACTAATTCATTTCTTTGGACAGAAACAGGAATGGTTCCAAAGTTTGCTACTTATACTGCTAACACTCACATGGGTATTAATCCTTTTGCTCCAAGTTCATCTTGGAATTTTAATACTACTCAATATACTGAGCCACTTGGGACTACAGTCCCACTATCATTAAGTGCCAAGCAAAGATTTTCTTCAACAGTTTTTCAATTACCTTTAGATGGTTGCACTACAGGAAAGCCTAATCTAATATTATGTAATATGCTGAGTCAATTTATAGTTGAGGAGCAATCGCCTGGAACAGGTACAGGTTTCCCTGCATCTACAGATTTTACTTTAAATGTGTGGAGAGTAACAGGCGGCCCTTGTGCATCGGGAGATATATATTTAGCGGGATCATGTAGGATTGGAGCCCCGGTAGCGGGTAATCCTTCTTGTTGTCCACTTTATACTCCTGGTTCTCTTAGTAATAGAACATGGACTCCAGGAGATGGAATGATGTTTACTTGGCAAGCGAACGCCAGTAATATCGCAAGTTTCTTCTTGATGTGGAGACAGAATCTCAGATTTGAATTTTCAGCTTAAATATAAATTAAATTAAATGAAATGGACATTAGAAAAATATCAATCGGTGCTGACTATAAGTCAAGTGCCATGCATTATATAACCAACCAAGAGGTTTTAGGTGGTTCTTACACTATACATTTAATCCAAGAAAAAACTGACTCTTACCAAATTTGGGTTAAAAAAGGAGATGAGGTTTATCTATGGAAAGAATTTAGAAAAACCCTACCTATTTCTTTAGAATTTAATATCAACTTTTAATGAGGTCACCATTTAACTTTATTGTTAAGCCTTATAATAAAAGAAGATACGATAATATAAAAAACATTAGTAATGTAGATATTATCACCAGTGTATCTCAAGAGGATCACATGGCTTCTAATAGGTTTGCAATTGTAGAGGAACTTCCGATTAACTATACAGGCCCTATAAAAAAGGGTGACATGCTGCTTGTACATCATAATGTATTTAAGTTTTATTATGACATGAAGGGTAGGCAAAAAAGTGGTAGAAGTTTTTTTAGAGAGGATTTGTTTTTTATAGATAAAGAACAATTTTTTTTGTATAAACAAGATGGTAAGTGGAATGCTTACGGAAAGTATTGTTTTGTAAAGCCAGTAGACGTAAAAGACTCTTTTATATTAAAACAAGGAGAAGAGCCTTTAGTGGGTAAAATGAAATATATTAATCAAGAGCTTTTAGACTTAGGAGTTAAAGAAGGGGATGAAATATCTTTTCAACCCGATAGTGAGTATGAATTTACTATAGACGGAGAAAAACTATATCGTATGTTTACAAGTAATATTACTTTAATATTATGATATATATAAAAGATAATTTTTTAGACAGAGAATTTTTTGAGCAATTAGAGTTGTATTTAAAATCTAATGAATGGGAAGAGAAGGTGGTAGGAGAAAAAGAATTTTACATTCAATCTTCATTAAAAGATTTCGATGAATATATGGAAAATAAATTATCTATAATCGAACAAAAAGATGTAAAAAATATTTTGTCTTTTTTTAGAAAATCTACTGACGAATTAGATAATAGTTGGAGGATACATTCTGACTTAAATATAAAAGGAGAAAAACCTGATCGTGCTTTAGTTTATTATATTTCACCTCGTGAGAAAGAGGATTTGCATGGAACTGCGCTATGGGAGCATGTGAGATATGGAGACACTATTCCTCCTACTATAACTAATGATGAGTATGATGAAATGATAAAAGTGGACGCTGAAAACTTAGATATGTGGCGGTTAAGTTCGGTGATAGGTTATAAACAAAATAGACTTATATCTTATCCTTCAGCATACTTTCACAGTAAGTATCCTAATAAATCTTGGAAACAAGGAAGAGAAATTTTCGTAATGTTTTATAAATATATATAATGGATAGTAAAGAAATAAAATTAAAGATAATTGAAGCGGGAGAGAAGGCGGTAAAACAACTTATTAAAGTTGCAAAGGAAGATATTATTAAGTATGATAAAGATGATGAATTAGCTGCTGATAGATTAAAGAACGCAGCGGCTACTAAAAAATTGTGCATTATGGATGCCTTTGAAATATTAAACAAAATAGAAAACGAGAAAGCGTTATTAGAGGGGACGGTAAAAGAAAAGAAAAATAATACACCAAAAGGATTTGCAGAATCAAGATCAAGATAAGTTATATAGGATAGTAAAAAATATTATTCCTAAGAGTGTTGTCTCTAATAAAAACAGAGCGCATAGCTGGGAATATGGTTATAATGAAAAGTATGATATTGTAGTTATATCACGAGATGGTACAATAGGTGATATATATAATATAAATGGATTAAACATTGCGTTACCCAAAATTTCTAAAGATATAATCAAAAGAAGTGAGGAAAAGAAAAAACAATATTGGGAACCACATATATTATCTAAAGAACTAAGTAGAATAAAATCTATCTTTCAATGGCATGAAACCCCTGATACATTTAAGTCTCAATGGGTAGACTATATAGAAAGAGAATTTGACCGAAGAGAACAGGGTGTTTGGTTTATGAATAAAGGAAAACCTACTTACCTTACAGGGACTCATTATATGTACTTACAATGGACAAAGATTGATGTAGGTAATCCTGATTTTAGAGAGGCTAATAGAATATTTTATATTTTTTGGGAAGCATGTAAAGCAGACAAAAGAAGTTTTGGAATGTGTTATTTAAAAATTAGACGTTCAGGATTCTCTTTTATGAGTTCGTGTGAAGGAGTAAATAAAGCTACTATTACCAAAGATTCTCGTATAGGTATATTATCTAAGACGGGTTCGGATGCTAAAAAAATGTTTACAGATAAGGTTGTTCCAATATCTAACAACTATCCTTTCTTTTTTAAACCCATACAAGATGGTATGGATAAACCTAAAACTGAATTAGCATATAGAGTACCTGCATCTAAGATTACTAAAAAGAATATGCACACGTTAGCTGATGAAGAGTTAGAGGGATTAGACACTACTATTGACTGGAAAAATACTGGAGATAATAGTTATGACGGTGAGAAGTTGCAATTATTATTACATGATGAAAGTGGTAAGTGGGAAAAACCTGATAACATATTAAATAACTGGCGGGTAACTAAGACTTGTTTACGATTAGGGAGTAAGGTTATTGGGAAATGTATGATGGGTTCTACATCTAACGCTTTAGATAAAGGAGGTAGTAATTTTAAATCTTTATACAATGATTCTTTCCCCTCAAAGCGAAATGCTAATGGTCAAACTAAAAGTGGATTATACTGTTTGTTTATTCCTATGGAATGGAATTTCGAAGGATATATTGACCAATATGGGATGCCTGTGTTTTACACCCCAGGTAAACCTATAGTAGGTATAGATGGTGAAGATATAAAATTAGGAGCTATTAATTATTGGGAGAATGAAGTGGCTTCTTTATCACAAGACGCTGACGCTTTAAATGAATTTTATAGACAGTTTCCAAGAACAGAGTCTCATGCTTTTAGAGATGAAAGTAAACAGTCTATTTTTAACTTGACTAAAATATATCAACAAATAGATTATAATGATTCTTTAATTATAGACCATCATCTTACTCGAGGATCTTTTCATTGGAAGGACGGAATAAAAGATACAAAGGTTATATGGAGTCCTGATAAAAGAGGTAGGTTTTTAGTAAGTTGGACACCTCCTCCTCATTTGCAAAATCGCATTGAAATTAGGAGAGGATTGAAATACCCAGGGAATGAGCATGTAGGCTCTTTCGGTTGTGACTCTTATGATATATCTGGAGTGGTAGTTGGGAAGGGATCTAACGGTTCTTTGCATGGACTTACTAAATTTAATATGGATGAAGCTCCAAGTAATGAGTTTTTTTTAGAATACATAGCAAGACCACAGACAGCTGAGATATTTTTTGAAGAAGTATTAATGGCTTGCATCTTTTATGGAATGCCTATATTGTGTGAGAATAATAAACCCCGTTTATTATATCATTTTAAAAATAGAGGATATAGAGGATACTCTTTAAATCGTCCTGATAAAACTTACAATAAACTTTCTAAAACAGAAAGAGAATTAGGAGGTATTCCTAATACATCTGAAGATGTAAAGCAATCTCATGCTGCAGCTATAGAATCGTATATAGAAAAATATATTGGTATAGATTTAGATGGGACATTTAGAGATGCAGATGATATGGGGGTTATGTATTTTGGTAGAACTTTAGAGGATTGGGCTAAGTTCGATATTAGCAATAGAACCAAGTATGATGCGTCTATTAGTAGCGGGTTAGCTATAATGGCTAATCAAAAGCACCTTTATACACCATCTAAACAAAAATCAAAAATAAGTATTAACTTTGCAAAATACAACAATAGTAGTACATTAAGTCAAATAATTACATGAAAGGAATACAGATAGATATAAAGTCTGCTGCATTTCCAGACCAATTTGTTTCAGATGCCAAAAAGAAAACAAAGGAGTTTGGATTACAAGTAGGGCAGGCAATACAATACGAGTGGTTTAGACGAGATGGAATGTCGTGTCGTTTTTACAATCAGTTTTTAGAGTTCAATAAATTACGTTTATACGCAAGAGGTGAGCAGTCTATAGCAAAATATAAAAATGAATTAGCTATAGATGGGGATTTGTCTTATCTAAATTTAGATTGGACTCCTGTACCTATCATACCTAAGTTTGTAGATATTGTTGTTAATGGAATGTCAGACAGATTGTTTGATGTAAAATGCTATGCTCAAGATGCTTTGTCAGCAGAGAAAAGAAATAAGTTTCAGAACATGGTGGAAAGAAATATGCTTTCTAAAAATTTATACGAACAAATCCAACGAGACTTTGATGTAAATGTTTTTGAAGTAAATCCTGACCAGCTTCCAGAGAATGATGTGGAGATGGAATTATATATGCAGATGAACTATAAACCTGCAGTAGAAATTGCTAATGAAGTTGCAATTAATACAATGCTTGAAGAGAATCATTATGTAGACACTCGTAAGAGGGTTGACTATGATATTACTACTTTAGGTATAGGAATAGCCAAACATACATTTCAAGATGGTGACGGTATTAAAGTAGAGTATGTTGATCCTGCTCATGTAGTTTACAGTTATACAGAAGATCCTTATTTTAAAGACACTTTTTATTGGGGAGAATTAAAAACAATTCCTATTACAGAAGTTTTAAAAATCAATCCTGATTTAACTCCAAGTGATTTAGAGGAGATTTCGAAATATAGTCAAGCGTGGTATGATTATTATAATGTTGCTCAGATGTATGAGAATAGCATGTTCTATCGTGATACCTGCACCCTTCTTTATTTTAATTACAAGACTACTAATAGTTTTGTTTATAAGAAAAAGAAAATGGCTGATGGAGGATATAAAGCAGTAGAAAAAAATGATGAGTTTAACCCACCTCAAGAAATGATGGATGAGGGAGAATTCGAAAGAGTAGAAAAAAGAATTGATGTGTGGTATGAAGGAGTAATGGTAATGGGAACAAACATTATTATTAAGTGGGAGATGATGAAAAACATGGTTCGTCCTAATTCTGCAAGTCAATACGCTATGCCTAATTATGTAGCGTGTGCTCCAAGGATGTATAAAGGGGTTATAGAATCTTTAGTAAGAAGAATGATTCCTTTTGCCGATTTAATTCAAATGACTCATTTAAAAATACAACAAGTAGTTTCAAGAGTTGTTCCTGATGGTGTGTTTATAGATGCTGACGGATTAAGTGAGGTGGATTTAGGAACAGGTAATGCATACAATCCAGAAGATGCTTTAAGGTTATATTTCCAAACAGGTAGTGTAGTGGGTAGAAGTTATACTCAAGACGGGGAATTTAATAATGCCAAAGTACCTATCACTCAACTTAATTCTAATAGTGGTCAAGGAAAATTGCAAATGCTTCTTGGAAACTATAATCATTATTTAGACATGATACGAGCAGTGACGGGATTAAACGAAGCGAGAGATGGTTCTACTCCTGATCCTAATTCATTAGTTGGGGTTCAGAAATTAGCAGCTCTTAACTCTAATACCGCTACACGTCACATTTTGCAATCAAGTTTATATATAACAAGAACTATAGCAGAAGCCCTTTCTTTAAGGTGCGCTGATGTTTTAGAGTATGCAGACTTTAGAGATGAGTTTGCTATGCAGGTTGGAAAGTTTAATCTTAATATATTAGATGAGATTAAAAATCTTTATATATATGACTTTGGTATTTTTGTTGAAATGACTCCTGATGAAGAGCAAAAACAATTGTTAGAACAAAACATCCAAATGGCTCTATCTAAACAAGATATTAATTTGGAAGATGCAATTGATATTAGAGAAATTAAAAATATAAAAATGGCAACTCAATTGTTGAAAGTGAAGCGTAAACAAACTGCTGAACAAAAACAACAACAAGAGATGCAAAAGCAACAAATGCAACAACAAGGTCAGATGCAATCACAGCAAGCAGCGGCTCAAGCGGCTATGCAAAAGATGCAAGCTGAAGCGCAGTCTAAAATGCAAGTTGCTCAAGCACAAGTTGCTTTTGATATTGAGAGAATGAAAAATGAAGCTGCATTAAAAGAACAATTAATGAATGTGGAATTCCAAATGAATATGCAGTTAAAAGGAATGGAGCAAGGACAAATGGATAAAAGAGAGGAGATGAGAGAAAAAGGCAAATCACAAAGAATAGCTGAAGGTAATACTCAACAGTCTAAAATGATTGAACAGAGAAAAAGAAACTTACCTGCACAGAACTTTGAATCTAATGAGGATAGTTTAGATGGGTTTGATTTTGCTGAATTTAATCCAAGATAATTGGCTTAAAAATATAATAAAATAAGTATTAACTTTGCACAAATTAAATTAAATAAAATGGAAAACAACGAAAAACCTAAATTTACAGTAAAAGAAGTAACGGGAGTAGAAACAAAATCTACTGCACAAGTAGAGGAAGAACTATTAAAAGAGCATGAAGAAAAATTCCAAGCTGAAGAGAGTAACTCTGACGTGGAACGAGTGGATGCAAGCTCTGAGAGTACCCCTCCCGCAGAAGAACAAAAAGAAGTACACCAGGAAGAGAAAGCATCAGAAACCTCTGAGCCTGGATTAGAAGATAAAGATATTCTTGAGTATATTAAGAATAGATACAATAAAGACATAGCTTCGGTAGATGATTTATTTTCTACACAAAAAGAAAATGAAGAGCTTCCTGAAGATGTGCAAGCGTTCTTTAAATATAAAAAAGAAACAGGTCGAGGGATGAGTGACTTTCTGAGTTTACAGAAAGACTACGCAGAACTTGATGATGACAAAGTGCTAACCGACTATTATTCTCATATAGAAGAAGGTTTAGATGAGATTGACGTGCAAGATTTAATTGATGACAAGTTTGGATATGATGCAGACTTGGATGAAGAAAAGATTGTAAAGAAAAAAAGGTTAGCCAAAAAAAGAGAACTTTCAAAAGCGAGAAAGTTTTTCGAGGAGCAAAAGGAACAATATAAACTCCCGCTTGAGTCAAGAGGGGATGTTAGTTCTAATGAGCAACAAGAAGAATACGATCGCTATAAGAGTTATATGGAGGAGTCCGAAACTCAAGAAGAGGCTCGAAAAAAGAGGTATGATTGGTTTGTTCAGAAAACTAACGAAGTTTTCAATCAGGATTTCAAAGGTTTTGATATTTCTGTTAACGACAAAACATATACTTACAAACCTGGAGACACGACTGAATTAAAAAATAAACAGTCGGATTACACTACATTTGTTGCACCGTTTTTAGACGATAAGACAGGTATGATGAAAGACTCAAAAGGATATCATAAAGCAATTGCAATTGCTTCAAATCCAGAAAAGTTTGCCAGATTTTTTTACGAGCAAGGTAAATCCGAAGCTATTGATGATGTTTCAAAAAAATCAAAAAACATTGATATGGTTAGGAAGACACCTCAAACCTTTAGTAAGAATGGTTTAAAAATTCGTGCTGTAGGTGACACTTCAAGCGGAAGAGGACTTCGAATAAAGAGTATTAAAAAAAGTTAAAAATTAAAAAAATTTAGAAATTATGGCAGTAAATAGCTCACCAGGGTACGACTTAATTCCTTCAGCGGAACGAGTTGCCCTACCAACAAACTATATTACTAATTTCAACTTTATGAATCAGTATCTTCCAGATACTTATGAAAAAGAGTTTGAAAGATATGGTAATAGAACAATCAGCTCATTCCTAAGAATGGTAGGAGCTGAAATGCCTTCTAACTCTGACCTTATCAAATGGGCGGAGCAAGGAAGATTACACATTAAATACACTCAGTGTACATCAGGTTCTGCAGCAGGTGCAGGTACTACAACAGCTACTTGGACAATTGCAGATAACCTTACACCAGTTATACCAGGCGGTGGTACTACTACAGCAGGTAACGGAGGTATTGCTTTAAGAATTGGTCAAACAGTTATGATTGCAGATAACACTGCAGGATCAAACTTGACTAACAAAGCAATTATTACTGACGTTAACTACGGTGCGGGTACTATTGACGTTGCTTACTATGAAGGTACAGGTCAAGCAATGGGATTAGGTGTTCAATCAACTATATGGATTTACGGTTCTGAGTTCCAAAAAGGAACTAATGGAATGGTTGAATCTTTAGAGTCTGATGACTACATCTTTGAAAATTCACCAATCATCATTAAAGATAAATTCCAAGTGAATGGTTCTGATATGGCTCAGATTGGTTGGATTGAAATTACTGGAGAGAATGGTGCTGACGGGTACTTATGGTACTTAAAGTCAGAGCATGACACAAGACTTCGTTTTGAAGACTACTTGGAGACTGCAATGATTGAAGCAGTTCCTGCTGAAGTAGGTTCTGGAGCAGCAGCTATCGCATTAGGTGCAGCTTCGGGAGCAGGTAACAAAGGTTCTCAAGGTGTATTTTATGTAGTAGGACAAAGAGGTAATGTATATGGAGGGGGTAACCCAGCTGTATTAGCAGACTTCGATGCTGTTATTCAAAGACTTGACAAGCAAGGTTCTATTGAAGAAAATGTTCTTTTCGTTAACAGAGAATTCTCATTTGATATTGATGATATGTTAGCTGCTCAAAACTCTTACGGAGCGGGTGGTACTTCATATGGTCTATTTGACACTGATGAGGAAATGGCTCTTAACTTAGGGTTCACTGGATTCAGAAGAGGTTATGACTTCTACAAGCAAGACTGGAAATACTTAAACGATCCTACAATGAGAGGTGGTTTAGTTGGTGGAGCAATCAATGGACTTATGGTTCCTGCTGGTTCTACAACTGTATATGACCAAATCTTAGGTAAGAACGCTAAGAGACCATTCTTACATGTTAGATACAGAGCGTCTGAGACTGAAGACAGAAGATACAAAACTTGGATCACTGGTTCTGCTGGTGGAGCAAGAACATCTTCTTTAGATGCAATGGAGGTTAACTTCTTGAGTGAAAGATGTGTATGTACTTTAGGTGCAAACAACTTCTTCTTATTCCAGAATGCATAATCATTAGTAATTAGGGGGAGGATTAATCTCCTCCCCTTTTTTTTAACTTTAATTAAATTATATAAAATGAAACAAATCAAAAAAACATTCACAGCTAAGACTTATCGTCTTAAAAAAGAAGCAGCACCATTAACTTATATGCTGTCTTCTCACCACACCCGAAGAGCATCTTTACTTTATTTTGACGAAGACCAAGGGGTTAATCGTCAACTTCGTTATGCAAAAAATCAAAAGTCTCCTTTTGTAGATGAACAAGATGGAAATGCTATAATGGAACCAATTATTTTTGAAGATGGAATGCTAAATGTTCCAAAACAAAATCAAGTTCTTCAATCTTTTTTATACTATCATCCACAAAGGAATATGGTTTTCGAAGAAGTTAATTTAGAGAAAGATGCAACTGCTGATGTAGAAGTTTTAGAAACTATTTTAGATGCACAAATTGCGGCTAAAGAACTACCATTTGAAAAATTAGTAGCAGTAAGTAGAGTTTTATTAGGAGGTGCGGCTGACAAAATGAGTACAGCAGAATTAAAAAGAGACATTTTAATATTTGCTAAAGAAGATCCTTATACTTTTATGGAAATAATAAATGATCCTGAGTTAGATTTTGAAAATGAAGTAAGGCAATTTTTTGACAATAACTTACTTGTAATAAAAAACAAAGGTAAAGACGTTTATTATAACTTAAAAGGTAATAAGAAGAAAATGCTATCTATCCCTTTTGGTCAAGAGGCTTACCATGTGGTAGGATCTTACTTAAAAAGTGATGATGGTGTAGAGGTATATAAAGCATTAGTTAAGTTTTTAGACAGCTAATTATTTGTATTTTATAAATGAGAAGAAGCACCTTAATAGGGTGCTTTTTTTTTGCGTATCTTTGCACTTTATTAACCCATTAAAACTTTTTTATAAAATGGAAAAATTTATATCAGTCCCTGTTACGGGACAAACAGACTTCTTGGTTAGTGTTTCAGATGTAATCGCTATCACAAGAACAGATGACCTTACTACTGTAATTACTTACAATAGTGCAAACACAGCTACATTCACACACGCCAGTGTTGGATCAGCAGATTATGAAATGAGAGACTCTCTTCAAAACGCTATGACAGCAGCATTGGAGACATCGTGGACAAATGTCGTTGCAGCATACGCTCCACCAAAAGCAGTTTCAGCAATTACTGTAGCCTAATAATGGCAAAGTATGTAGGAGTTCCCACGCCTATTTTAGCAAGTTCTACTGCAACAGGGCCAGCTAAAGTGGTATACACAAATAGCGGAACAACAACTGCTGCGGCAGTCGGCAAACTTACGGACACTGGCGGTACGCCTAACTTTACTGCAAATGTAGTGGTAGGTGATTATGTGTTGGTAAATGAAACAGGTATCGCAGGTTACCCAATAAGAAGCTGGTCAAAAGTAACAGCTGTAGATAGTGATTCGGTACTTAGTATCTCAGGCCCAGGGGCTTCAGGAAGTGCAGGTTTATCTGCGAGTGGAACTGATTATGCAATCGTAACAGCTGCTAATGTTCGTAAGGCTGATTTATCAGGCGGAGGATTTTTAGCTAATGTAAAAGCGGGAGACATGTTAGTTAACACAACTACTAATTTAAATACTGTAGTTACTAAAGTTGTTAGTGATACTCAATTAGAAATGAGTGCTCCAGGTGCGGTAATTGTAGGAGATGATTTCTTTTTATTATCTACTCGTGATGAGTGTAGTTATAAGGTTAGAGTGGATAACGCTACAATGATTAGAGGTAATGCTGCAAATGGAGAAACCACTATTCATTATAAAAAGTTATCAAGTACAAATCAAAAATTGGCTCTTACATTAGGAGACACTCCTTCAGCAGCCTTTGATGTATTCTCTACACAGTTCAAAGAAACTGCAGAGTCTGTTCTTCAAAGCAAATGGAGAGATGTCACAGTAACAATGCCTTACGTTACCTCTGATGGTACTCAAGGTGTTCAGTGGATTTCAGCATTTACTTGGTCGTAAACACTTTATTTAATTAATAAAAGAGGGGCTTACAAAAAAAAGTAAGCCTCTTTTTTTTTGTTATCTTTGTAAAAAGATTTAGATATGCCTATTAATGACGTAAGAAATACAGTATTAGCTATTGCTAATAAAAATAACTACGGTTATATCTCTCCTCAAGATTTTAATCTGTATGCTAAACAAGCACAGCTTGATATGTTTGAAGATTATTTTTATTCATATAACAATTGGATAAACAGAGAAAACAATCGAAGTTCGGGTTCGGGTTATGCGGACATTATAAAAGGATTGGAAGAGGTTATTGATACTTTTTCGGTTCAAGCCTTCCTACCAATTTTTAGTCAAAGTGCTATAGTTGCCCCTTCAGGTTTTGGAGGTAGTAATGTATATAGCTTACCTGAAAATTATTATTTAATAAATAAATTATTTAGATACCCGACCGTTAGAATTTGTGGTACTACTACTTCATCAGTATTGGATACCTTAATAGATACTACTGCAAATTTTTTAGCAGCAGGAGTTCAACCAGGAGATTTAGTTGTTAATCTTTCTGCAACAGGTATAACTCCATATCCAGCAACAGGTTTTCCTGGAATGCAATCATGGGTAAACTATATTAACAACTCAGCACCAGGCAACCCTAATGACACAATTAGTCTTGCGGCAGACTTATTTAAAAACCCCGCAGGACTTCCTTCAGAGTCATATTGTATTTATGACGCAAATAATATAGTAGAAGTAGAAAGAGTAAGTCAAAGAAAAATTTTTAATCTTACAAGTTCTAATTTAACTAAGCCAACAAAACAATATCCATGTTATGTTTTAGATGGTAATTTAATAACAGTTTATCCTACTACTTGGGATGGTTATAATATTCCGTTTACAATCGGAGATGTTATGGGGCCTTGTGATATTAAAGCACAATATATAAGATACCCTGCTGATCCAAGATGGACATGGTTTGGATTACCTGGAGGAGAACCTTTATTTAACGAAACAGCTCCTGATTATCAAGACTTTGAATTACCATTATCTGACGAACCTGCATTGATTGCAAAAATTTGTCAGTATGTAGGTATAGAAATTAGAGAAGCAGATGTATATCAATTTGGAACAGGTGAAGAATCAGTAGACACTCAAGAAACAAGTTAATTATTATGGCATATATAACAGATTATACATATTACGAAAACGACCAAGTCGTACCTACTGATTCCAATTGGGGTTCATATCAATATATATCTTTAGATGATATTGTAAATAATTTTATGTTGATGTTTCAAGGCAACAATGAATTAATAAATAATATAAATAGGTATCAAGTTTTATTTCACGCAAAAAGAGCAATTCAAGAATTGAATTATGATGCGATGAAAGAGGTTAAGATATTGCAATTACAAATATGTGACCAACTTCGTTTTGTTTTACCTCCTGATTATGTTAATTGGGTAAGAATATCTTTATATGAAAACGGAGTATTAAGGCCTTTAACTGAAAATATTCAAACCAATTGGAGTGGAGCGTACCTACAAGACCATAAGTGTAGAATTTTATTTGACATATATGGAGATGTTCTAAAACCTCATGACTCTAAATTAGATATAGATAGATTAGACGGTCAAAAACAAAGTATTTATTTAAACGAAAACAGTCCTTATAACAATCAAATGGGATGGTGTGTTGATGGTGTTTGGTGTTTTGATTATGCTGTTGGTGCTCGATTTGGATTAAATACAGAGACTGCGAATTCTAACCCAACTTTTAGTATAAACAAAAAGGGAGGGGTTATTAATTTTAGTTCAGGGATGTCTGGAAAATTAGTAGTGTTAGAGTATGTTTCAGATGGAATGGAGAAAGGAGATGATGCAAATGTAAGTGTAAATAAATTATTTGAAGAATATATTTATGCAGCCATTAAGTTTGCTTTTTTAAATAACAGAATATCTGCACAGGAATATCTCGTAAACCGAGCTCGTAAAGACAAATCTTCTTTGTTAAGAAATGCGAAGTTGAGACTAAGTAATATGCACCCTGGAAGACTTCTAATGAATTTAAGGGGACAAGCTAAATGGATAAAGTAATATGTTAATACAAACTAATTTTATTGCGGGTAAGATGAACAAAAGCGTTGATGAACGCTTGGTTCCTGTAGGAGAGTATGTAGACGCATTAAACGTGCGTTTAGGTTCTACCGAAACAACGGAAATAGGTGCGGTAGAAAATTCTAAAGGTAATACAGGTTTAACTGTTTTAGAATATTTAAACAACGCTATATCTCAAAGCTCTCGTTGTATTGGGGTTTATGAAGACGGAATGGAGGAAACGCTTTATTGGTTTGTTCATGATCCTGCTAATCCTGTATCGGCTTCTGGAAAGGTTGATTTAATAGTATCTTTTAATGTTAATACAGGTACTTTAATATATCACCTTGTAAGTGAAACTATATTAAACTTCGATCCAGAATATTTAATTACAGGGGTAAGTAAAATAGGTGACCTTTTATTTTTTACTGACGA